CCTGTAGAACGTATCGTTCTGCACCCTATCCGATATCAGGAATTCTGCGACTTCGTTCGTAAGACCGATCCTGAGTATGTTATCGGTGACTGGATAGACTTTGACGATGTGAAAATAGAGAAGGGCAGTTCCTTTATGAACGAGAGTATGTATTTCTATAACAGACCAGTATTAACGCAGGCATAATGGCAGACAAGTTCAACTTTGACCGGGTAGTCCGCAACATGGAGAAGCTGAAGACAACGCTTCCAGTTATCCTTGCCAACGAGGCACAGAACTTCTTTGCCGGAAGCTGGAAGAGTCAGGGCTTTACCGATAAGTCGCTGAACCCTTGGGCGCCACGTGCGAAGGAGACGAAGAAGACGGCGGGCAAGGCGATAATGGTAAGCACCGGAAAGCTGAGACGTGCGGTGCAGAACTCCATCCGCGAGAAGTCATTCAGCAAGATACGTCTGGTGATAGATGGGGGTAGCATACCATACGCGGCAAGGCACAACAACGGAGAGGATGGTATGCCGCAGCGTCAGTTCATGGGCGACAGTGCAGAGCTTAGGAAACAGCAGAGAAAGACGATAGTTAACCAGATAGACAAGATTTGGAAATGAGTTTAAAGACCGCGATAACAGATATCATGACACGGCTTCGCGAGATCGAGGAGGTGAAGTTTGTCCACGTATTCAACAACCAGTTCGAGTATATGGAGCAGCAGCAGTCGTACTCCTTCCCTTTCCCGTGTGTGTTTGTAGAGATACTCAACCCGGCAGCCTTCGCGCAGCTGGGTGGAGGCTATCAGCAGGCAGACCTCGACATCCGCATCCACATAGGCATGGAGCAGTACGACAGCGGCGACGGAAACATGGAGCAGAACCTCGACATCTTCGATCTACGTGACCTGGTATTCCAGAAACTATCACTCTACAAGCCTACCATGTGCAGTGAGCTGTTCAAGGTAGCGGAAGAGCAGGACTATCAGCACAGCAACGTTTATCACTATCTGATGGACTTCAAGACCTGCTTCATCGATAAGACGGCAAGCACGCTGATAGAGCCTACGCTGGTAGATCCTGTCACGTTGGAGCTGCAGGTGACAAGAGAAAACACGGACGGCAGCTTAGAGCCGGGAATATTCATAAGTGAAATAATTACAGACTAATGGCAAGAACAGCAGACCAGATACAGACAGAAATAATAGCCGCCGTTGAGAGCACAACGGAGCTGAGCGGCCTCACATCACAGTCCAGACGTTCTATCTGGAGGCTATTCACCTATGTGGTGGCATACATACAGTCGCTGTTCGAGCAGAAGACAGACCTGTTCAAGACTGAGATAGAGGCGATAGTGGACAGAGCGGCACCGAACACGGCGGCATGGGTGCAGGACAGGGTGTTCAAGTTCCAGTACGACGCCATCACGCCGCAGGTCATAGACCTTGTCGACTTGGTTCCGACCTATCCAACGATTAACACGGACCTGCAAATCGTGACGAGATGCAGCGTAAAGGCAGACCTGTCCAACAACGTGAAGATCAAAGTGGCGAAGAGCGAGCCTCCGGTAGCTCTGTCGAACGCGGAGAAGTCTGCACTGCAGGACTACGTCACGACGATAGGCTGCGCAGGTATCAACTACCTGGTATCAAGTGCGACGAGCGATAAGCTGTATGTGCAGGCCGACGTGTACTACCAAGGGCAGTATTCCGCGATAATAGCGGACAACGTCATAACCGCCATAGAGGCGTTTTTAGCGGCTCTGCCGTTCGACGGGCAATTACTCGTCTCAGACTTAGAACGTACAATACGCACGACGACAGGCGTCAAGGACGTCGTTTTGAAGAACGTCAAGGCGCGCGCGAACGGAACACTGCTGGCAAGTGCCTCTTCGCTGGTGGCGTCCAACGCGCTGGTGGCCCGTAACTGGAACACGGTAGCCGGATACATCGTAGCGGAGACGACAGCGAGCAACACATTAGCAGACACCTTAACCTTCATACCGCAATAATGGGCATATACGACGTCAACTATTACAAGCAGGGCGCGCTGGCAATGCCGCCGAACAAGAGACAGCCCAAGTATCTGATGTGGGTATATTCTCTGCTCAGTCCTTTGAACTGGCTTAGGGATGTCGTGTTCAGCAATTACAAGGTGAGCGCTACATACGACGAGTATGCAGCAGGCACATACGCGAAAGGTGACAGGGTGAAGTACGGCACTTCATTCTACGAGTCGCTTATCGACAGCAACACCGATGCACCTACAACAGCCAACTGGCTGAAGATAGTTGATAACTTTATCGGCGTTAATGATAGGGTGCTGTTCCGTAGTGAGAAGATTCTGTTCGAGTATGCGTTGAACACGTGGTTCAACACCGATGCGGAGCCGTGCGTTTGGTCGAAGGTACCGGGCGATTCTACGATATACATCACCAATAACGCGATAACTACGGGGTTCTTCCGGGTAGGAACGTCAGAGGAGCTGTCGTCATCGGTTGGCTTCTTCACATCCAGTGAGCCGGTGGGCAATGATGGTGGAGCGACAACTATACAGTATGCTTTTACAATTAACATACCTACGGCGGTTTATGCGGCAATAGGCACAACTGCGGCAGAGCGAGAGCAGACGGTCAGGAACTTTGCGGACAAATACAATACAACAGGACTATTTTATAACATTCAAACATATTAAGACATGAGAATAATAGATGAAAGTTTAATCCCAACAGGCGATGCGATATACTTCAAACAAGGAACGTGGACGCACCTTCAGAAAGCGTATAAAGAGGCAATCGATGCAATAGTACATCCTTTAATAGGTAGTACCTATGATAGTACCAAGTACTACCTCCTTTACGGCTGTGTGGCTACGGGAACAGACCCCGGAGCAAGAACGATCAGCGCGGGTGCTATCTTCTATAACGGGGAGATTTACCTTGTGCCTGCCGCGAGTTTCACCACTACCGGTGCCGATGTTCCTGTGGGCAATATCACAGTCACGAATAACACCACGGACTATTCTGTTGATCCTCAGGTAACACCCGGAGGAAATACCGTATATGTCCACAAAATACGCACTATTGTATTCACAGCAGGCGCAAGTAATTCTGGTGACGTTGACTTTAGCGATTTAGTAAATGTAGTCGTTGGACACAATAGCTACACTACGCTTCCAGCAGTATCTCTTGGCAGTGGATTTAGCTATGTGACAAGCTATGACGGCGGTGGAAGGCTATACGAAGACGGGACAGTTGTTTATAGCACTTGGGTTGAGTGGACAGGAAATAAAGCCTATGATACAACAATACTGACAGGGCTCCCTTCTGTTAGTGGATTCAATAGAATAATACCTGTAATTATCGGTAGTCCGGTAGATTCAGCCTTTGTAAAGCTGTATACAAATGGTTCGATTAAAGTATTCACAGCACTAACATCACCTGTTGATAACATGATTATTTCAGTGATCTATAAAAAAGAGTAATGGAGACAATAAAAGCCAAACGCAGTGTGGCACTCGCCCGTAAAATCGAGTGCTACCCGCCACCTAAGTACCACACCTTGTTCAGAGGCTATGTCGAGATGAACGAGATGAAGAACTCAGAAGCTGTCTCAGAGATAATGAGACAGTTTTTCGACAACATGCCGGCCAGCAAGCGCACACAGTGTATGAATGCCGGCATCCGTGTGACGCAATCAAAGCATCATTACTAATGAAGATGAGCTGCTGCCATCCTCATAGATGATGACACGTATCACGCGCACACCCGGCAACGCTTCGGGCAGCTCTGCACCCAGCAGGTTGTAGTAGCGTGTCTCCTTCACTTTCACGACTGTTTTATTCAGAATGACGGCTGTCGTTCTGGCCTTCACGTAGAAAGGCAGATAACTACCCCCTCTCCCGTAAATTCGACAGTCGCCGACCATAGTATTAGTCGGTATCCGCACTCTTACCTGATAGACAGAATCCTGAAAGCCTACTTCCTTCTTTGGATAGTTGTAGATGTTCTGCCACTTGTCTTTCCATATATAAGCCGTGAATCCAGAACCGTAAGAAACCTGCATAAATGTGGTATCTACTTTCGGGTTCTGCTGAGGTTCGTCGAACTTAAAGTCTACGGTAACGCTGTCACCGGCAAACACGGTGTCCGGTGATATCTTCCAGATGTAAACCTTCGCGTACGTCTGCGAGTAGGCAGAGAATGTGAACAGGATTAATGCCGCTAATAATAAACGTTTCATGATTTATAGATTAAATGGACACGGTGCAACCGCGAAGTCGAATGATTACCGGTAAGGATAATCGCACCGTGCCGTATTGTGAGTAAAATTTTGTTAAGGTAAAGCATATAATCAACTTCGCAATACAAAATTACAACCTTTTTCCCGATTTGTCAAGTATTAATGTAATGTACATCTCGACCGGATAAAATCAGCCATTGTAAAATTGTGCAATGGAGTTCCGATACACTGTTGATGTGAATAGCGATGAGCCTGTAATGTTAATAAACAAGCATATAGGCTTTGACAGTGAAGATGGGTTCGGAATAGACGGAAGTTCTTTTCAAGCTGAGTTACTCGCTTTGGATACGATGGGTAAGAGCAAGATACAGGTGTGGATAAACTCCCCCGGCGGCTCGGTACTTGAAGGCATGTCAATCTACAATGCCATCCTTAAATCGAAGACCAAAGTAGACACCTACTGTGCCGGTATATGCGCTTCGATAGCAGCAGTAATCTTCCAGGCAGGACGCAACCGCGTCATGTCGGACTACGGACTGCTGATGTACCACAACCCCTATAACCAGGACGGCACAAAGGATGAAGGTCTTGACAAGATAAAAGGCTCTCTGGTATCCATGATATCCGGCAGATGCAGCAAGACAGAGTCCGAGATATCCGCCATGATGGATAAGACCACATGGATAACAGCTTCGGAAGCAATGGACTCAGGGCTGTGTGACAAAGTGGAGATGTCGAGCGATTACAACAAGAAGCGGATGGTACAGCAGGGACAGGACATGAGAGCATACTGGAAAGAATCGAATGTAGTACTTAATAATTTATTCAACAAAAATAGCAAAATGATTAAAGTAGCAAATAAGTTAGGATTAAACCCGGACTCGTCTGAGGATGTAATCCTGAACGCCGTTACCGATGTGCAGAACAAGCTGGCATCTGCGGAAGCGAAGAACAAAGAAAACGAGGATAAAATTCTCGAACTGGAAATCGCGCAGGAGAGCAAAGCGAAAGAGCTGGAGACCATCCAGAACGAGCTGGCAGAGCTTAAGAAAACATCCGCGGAAGTGGAGGACAACGCTAAGACCGAGAAGGCGACAGCGATGGTTCAGAACTTCGCTAAAGAAGGTCGTATCAAGAACGATGCGGAGACTATCCAGAAATGGGTGAACAAGGCAAAAGAAGACTTCGACGGCGTTAAAGCGCTGATTGAAGAGCTGCCACTTAACAAGAAGTCAGAGAAGCTTGACGGCGACGACAATAAAGAAGCCCGCCCATACAACATGGCAGCGGCGATGTTTGAAATCAATTCTAAAACAAACTTAAAACAGCAATAAAATGGCAGACGGATTCGTAATATCAGACACCACGTATGCGGGCGAAGCGGCTCAGCAGTTTATCCTTAAAGCGATAACAGGTGCAGACACAATCAATGGCGGTCACGTATACGTGAAGGACGGCATTAAGAAAAAATTCACCATCCCGCGCTGGGATGCGGACTACTCTACACTGATTCAGGACAGAGCGGCAACACCAACTTCTCAGGGAAGTGCGACAGTAGATGGCGTGTCTTTGACACCTGCAGACTACATGATCTACATGGAGTTCAACCCGAGAGACTTTGAAGACCACTGGTATGCGACACAGCTGAACCCTACCTTAATCGACAGAGCGCTGCCATACAGTGCTGAGTCCGTAACGGTACAGGGAGTAATGGCGCGACATGCCAAGTACTTCAACAAGCAAATCTGGAACGGTGATACAGACACCACAGGCATCTACAAGTATTTTGATGGCTTCGTGAAGAAGGCGAAGGTGCAGTCCACCGCAGCCGGAACGAATGTATCAGGTACTACTCTTGATGCTTCCAACATCCAGGCGCAGCTGCTTTTGGCTTACAACAAGATCCCGGTTGAGTTGAGATACGACCCATCCATGAAGTTCTTCTGCTCTTACGCAACATATGACCTGTACGCAGCATCCCAGGTGGCACAGACCTACAAAGGTATCGACGTGACACAGGAAGGTATCGCAACGTTTAAAGGACGTAAGCTGGTGAAGATCGCTGACTTCCCGGATAACACTGTTATTGTAGCGAAAGGCACAGCAGGAATGGACTCCAACCTGTGGGTAGGTATGAACTCAATGGCTGATGAAGGTTTACAACTGGCTCGCTTACAGGCGAACTCAGAGCTGTTCTTCATCAAGATGTTGATGAAAGCAGATGTCGCTATCGGATGGGGTTCTGAAGTAGTTTACTACGGCGCGTAATTATTAATAAGTAAAAAATCAAAAAATGAAAAAAATACTTTTTGTTCTATTCACCATCTGCACATTAGCGGCAGTGGCACAGTCAACATCACCCCGTTTCGGGACAACCGCAGGGCGTGATAACACTTACAGAGCGCTGACATGCAAGCTGACAGCGTTAACGGATGCTGCCGGTGCAGACAGTGCTACTCTCAGCACTTCTGCATACAACACGCTTGTTACTATCGCGGTACTGGACAGCTTTGCGCTTAAGTCCCCGACGGTTACGAAGGCATTCCTGGGCGATCAGCTGACAATCTTAGCTACCGGTACATCCGGAGATATGCTGAAGTTCACGGGAACGAATTGGGTATCGGCAGGAACGGCAACATTATCAAGCGGATTAAAGGCTGTTGTTAAGTTCATATTTGACGGTGCGAAGTGGGTGGAAGCCAGCAGAGTGGTACAGTAATCATAACTATTTAAATTAAAAGCAAATGGCATTGAACGATATCACGTTCGTAAAAGGTCAGGGTGGTTTAGGCCGTGCAATAGCCGGCGAAGACCATTATTCTGCACTCATGTTTTACAGCGGAACTTTGCCTTCAGGGTTCAGTTCTTCAGACAGGATAAAGAAAGTGTTCAGTGTGGAGGATGCCGAAGACTTGGGTATTGTAGATACTTACTCTGACGAGACCAAAGCAGTAGCGAAGATTGCTATCGGAGGCACTCCAGCTGTCGGCGACACGTTGAAAGTAGTATATACCGGAATCGATGGTGCTGTAACAGTGCTACCGACATACGCTCTGGTAACCGGTGAAGAGACAACAACCACAACAGCAGCGGCAGCATACGCCGCTCAGATTAATGCAGGCACCTACTCGCACGGCTTTACAGCTACGAGCGCATCGGCTAACCTGCTAATAACAACCAAAGCCGGTGAAGGGGTATTTCCGAACTCAGGGACTCCTTATGCCGCAACGGTAACAGGCAATAACACCGCTACAGTAACGCAGCCGACAGGCTCTGCCTCAACGGTGCTGGGTGTAGCTTCACAGCTCGCTCCAATGCACTACCACATCAGCGAGTTCTTCCGCATCCAGCCTAAAGGAGTACTTTGGGTAGGCATTTATGCCGTCCCTGGTACATACACATTTAGCGAGATCACCACTATGCAGAACTATGCGTTAGGTGCCATCAGACAGATGGGTATCTACTCACAGGCGGCATACAGCAGCTCTCGTCTAACAACCATCCAGTCGGTACTGGCAGACCTCGACACGGCACATAAGCCTATCTCCAGCGTTGTCTTAGCGAATGACTTTACCGCGGTAACGGATCTAGCAACACTAACAAATCTTCAGACGCTGTCAGCTTATAAGGTGAGCTCTGTTATCGGTCAGGACGGTGCGGGCTTAGGCGCGTTCCTCTACAGCTCTGTTGGCAAGTCTATCACCTGTCTGGGTGCTGTATTAGGTGCAGAGGCATTAGCTAAAGTATCTGAGGATATCGCATGGAAGGGCAAGTTCAACCTGAGCAATGGCGTAGAGCTGGACACCGTAGCATTCGCGAATGGTGATCTGTTCACCGAGCTGAGCGACAGCGAGCTGTCATACCTGAACGATTTACGCTACATCTTCCTCGTTAAGAACGTAGGAAGTGCCGGCACATTCTTCAACGACTCACACACAGCAGTATCTGTATCTTCAGACTACGCATACATCGAGAACAACCGAACAATCGATAAAGCAATAAGAGGTGTTTACACTTCCCTATTGCCGGAGATTGCAGCACCTATCCAGCTGAACTCGGACGGCACTATCAGCGATATCACTATCGCACACCTGGAGAGTGTTGCGGCACCGAACTTAGACCAGATGGTGCGTGATGGCGATTTATCAAACTATTCAGTAACAATCAATCCGGCACAGGACGTGTTGGCAACATCTACGGTAATCATCGCAGTTGCGCTGTTGCCTAAAGGCGTGAGCAGATACATCCAGGTGAACATAGGATTTACAACCTCATTATAACGTATGGCAACACCATTAATCAACGGAACGAATTACAGCTGGGCAGGCATTAAGGTAGTACTCTTCGGTGTGCCTGTTGTAGGCATCACCAAGATATCCTACAAGAGCAAACAAGCCAAAGAGAACAACTACGGGATGGGTTCTGAGCCGGTGTCACGCGGATATGGTAATAAGGAGTACGAAGGATCCATCGAGATCTACACAGACGAGTGGAAGAGAATCGTGGCGGCATCTCCTAACAGGGACCCGCTGGCAATCGCTCCTTTCGACATTCAGGTGTTGTATGGTACCAACGCCATCGCTCCGGACCAGAAGGACGTATTACGCTCTGTGGAGTTCATGGAGAACCCTTTGGACGCCAACCAGGGTGATACAAAGCTGATGGTAACTGTGCCCCTGATCATTGCAGGAATCGACAGATAAATTGAAAGGAAAACTGAAAAACAAAAAAATGAAGAAAGACGAACTGTTTCAGCACGTCGAGAAACGTGCTGCAGAGCTGACAGAGCAGCATGGCCGGAAGGTTATCCCGCTGGTGTTTGGCACAGAAGAGGAGCCGGTAATAGGCTACCTTAAAGAGATAAGCAGAGTAGCCAAGATTCGTATTCTGGACAGCGCTCTTACCGGCGGAATGACAGCCTGCGAAAGTCTTGTGGATGACTGCCTGATTCAGGAAGCGGACTATAAGAAGATACTCGAAGAAGACGTGTATTACCTGGGAGTGGTGAATGAGATAAATCTGATGATCAAGACCGCAGGCAATCAGTTTAAAAAAAAATAGCAGAGCATCACATAGAAGAGCCGCAAGGCGACGAAGTAATAGGATTGAGGCAATGGAGTGCTTTAATCCTGTTTTACTTTAAAGAGGACACAGATGAGATGGATGATGACAAGTTTGCAAAAAGGATATCGCAGCTGTCGTATGTGTTGAAGTTAACCGGTAAAATGAAATGACATGGCTGAGAATGTTGAATACGTACTATCGCTCAAAGACCTGTTCACTTCCAAGATTAGGGAAGCGGATGGCGCTGCCAGAACTCTCAACTCTACTATGGTCGGCATTGCCGGACTTGCGGCTGCTGGCTTTGGACTGGCAGGCGGCATAAGTTTTCTCAAGTCAAGTGCGGATGCTTTCAACGAGGCGGACAAGGCGAGCGCACAACTTAACGCTACACTCACATCTACAGGCTTCGCTGCGGGCCGAACTAAGGAGCAGCTCGACGCACAGGCAGAATCGCTGATGCGCATGTCAACCTTTGATGATGACGCTATCACCGGTGCGCAGTCACTACTACTTACTTTCACCAACATACGCGGAGAGATACTCGACAAGACTACCCCCGCCATCCTTGACCTGGCAACCAAGATGGGCGGAGATCTGCAGGGAGCGACGCTCCAAGTGGGCAAAGCACTACAAGACCCGACTACCGGAATGCTCGCTCTACGCAGAGCTGGCGTATCGTTCAGCGTATCTCAGCAGGAAGTCATTAAGAACCTACAGGCAACAGGGGACTTAGCTGGTGCGCAGTCTTTGATATTAGCGGAGCTGAACAAGGAGTTCGGCGGGTCTGCACAGGCGGACGCTAACACATACGCCGGGCAGATGACAATACTTAAGCACGAGTTTGCCAACGTGAAGGAAGAGATAGGCGGCATAGTGATGAGGCTCGTCATCAAGCTTAAGCCGGCCATCGAGAAAACTATAAAGCTTTTCCGCGGAACCGTCCAATGGCTAAGGCAGAACAAAGACCTGATCTATGCCGTAGGCGTATCTGTCGGCATTCTCGCAGGAGCATGGATAGCATACCAGATACCGGCAATGGCGGCAGCGGCATCCACGTTTATCTTAGAAGGGGCCTTCTGGGCGTTATCGGCAGCGATGACAGCTAATCCTATCGGACTTATAATTGTCGGCATAGCAGCCCTCGCGGGGGCGTTCGTATATGCCTACAATAAAGTAGAGTGGTTCAGAGGTGCTGTTATGGGTGTCTGGGAAGTGATGAAAGGGTTTGGAAACTTTATCGTTACTTACTTTAAATCCGTAGGTGAGATAATTGCAGGGGTCTTTACGTTGGATGCGGATAGGATTGTGGCAGGTACCAAAGGAGCAATAAAGGCCTACTACGATTTAGGAATGAACGTTGGTGCAAACTTCCAGAAGGGATATAGCAAAGGGGTAGCGGATATTGCTGCTAAAGACCTAAAGGGCGAGAATCCTACCGGTAAGGGAATGGCTAAGATGCCTAGCGGCACAGCTCCGGCATTCAGCGAGAAAACGAAGGCGCTAAAAACCCCATCTGCAGCCAACGTGACCGGACAGAAGGTATACACCATCAACATCTCAATAGACTCCCTGGTGAAAGACTTCAAGGTGCAGACAACGAATATGACTGAGGGTGCCGGCAAGGTGAAGGATTTGGTGACACAGGCTCTGTTGAGCGCTGTTAATGATTCACAGATAATAGCAGAACGATGAGCGAGTTAATCAGACAATACAACCTGCAGAATGTGAAGATACTGGACGCACGGCCACCGGTGGTGATAGCACCAACACCGCAGCCGACAACAGAGAATCCATACAGCAGCAAGATAAGCCAGGCTGTCACGATTGACCCGGAGCTGTACAAGTCGGCACTCGGCACACCTGTGCTTACTGATCTGCAGTTTATCGGGCAGACGTGGACGGACCAGTACGGCGTTACTCGGACGTTCAAGACGCTGACATTCCAGGCAGTGCTTATCACCGTCAACCAGTCCAAGAATATCGTGCTGACAGACATACAGGGAAGAGATGGAACGGTGAAGGAGTACATCGGCATGGGTGACTATGCCATCACCATTAACGGCATAATTTCAGGCCCGAATGGCCACTACCCGAAAGATGAAGTGAAGGATTTGAAGCGCATGCTGGATGCTAACATAGCGGTATCTGTTGTGAGCTGGTACCTGCAGAACCTTGACGTGTCAAGCATCGTAATCAAAGACTATGAGATTCCGCAGACACAGGGCGGATATTCCTATCAGAACTTCTCGGTGAGTGCGCTGTCTGACACGCCTACAGAGATACAGATATTCAACTAATGCTGACCTGCATCACCTACATAGAGATACAACAGAACGCGTCTAAGGCTTACCCCGCGCGCGCGAAGAAGCTATTCTTCGACTTCGCGAACGAGTTCGAGGCGGATGACGGCTGGGACACACTCACGGACAAGGCCAAGGTAGTACTTCCCAAGAACCTCTCCTATCGCGACGACAACAACCGGTTGCAGAAGATTGACAATATTGGAGGGTTTACAGATAGCCCGTTTTTCCTTAAAGGCGATTCCGTAAAGATAAGCTACGGCTATCAGTACTTCGACAAGTTCGGCAATCAGCTCACCGATGTTAATGAGATATTCTCCGGATACATCAGCAAGGTGGTCTCCAAGATGCCGTTCACGCTCGAGTGCGAGGATGCCATGTGGCTGCTCAAACAGACCTTAGCGACTCCGGGAGAATACAACGAAGCGGTGGAGAAGATGGTGGCTGGATGGATGCCGTCAGGGCTTACCGTCAATCAGAAGACGCAGACGAAGATAGGCAAGTTCACCGTGAACCAGGGCGAGACCGTGGCACAGGTGCTATCCCGTCTTAAGAAGGATGCACACCTCGAGGCTTTCTTTGCCGGCACAGAGCTGCGCATAGGCTACCTGGTGTATGACGAAGAGCAGGCCGTGCTGAACGAGGCAAAGCAGAAGAAAGTCTTCCGCTTCCAGCATAACATCATAGAAGACTCTCTGGAATACTCCCGCAAGGACGACGTGAAGCTGAGCGCAACGGCTCAGTCCTTTATCACCAACGAGACGGGGCAGACCTGCAAGGACGGCTCCAAGAAGACGAAGAAGGAGAGCCTCGAAGTGCTGGTGTATAATACCGGCGACGAGTGGAAGAGCATCGTCAAGAAGAAAGGCGAGTCATTCCCTGACAACGATGGCGGTGAGCGGCGCTCCTTCTTCTTTCTGAACGTGACGGATCCGCAGGTCCTGATTGACAGAGCGAAGGCAAAGCTGCAGAACTACTACTACACAGGGTTCAAGGGTACATTCACGACATTCGCAATACCTTTTACACAGAGCGGCGATAATGTGTACATCGTGGACACGGTGCTACCGGAGCGCAGCGGATACTACAAAGTGAAATCCGTCAAGTACTCCGGTGGAGTCGGAGGACACCGGCAGGAGATTACGCTGGACTATCTCATAAGAAAATTAACAGAAAAAGAATTGATTACGTATGGCAGGTGAACGAGAGATACAAGAAGCCATCCTGACACTATCAGGCAGTAAAGGGCAGGATACTGTCTCCGTTGTGGAGTGTACCGTCACATCTGTGGACGCATACGCGCGCACCTGTGACGCTCGTACTTTATCCGGCATACCTATCACAGGCGTTCGGCTGATGGCCGAGGTGGAAGACGGGGTGCTCATCCTCCCCGCCGTCGAGTCCATCATTATTGTAATGTACACAAAGTCCATTGCGCCGTTTGTTTGTCAATTTAGCAATATTGACAGAGTTCTTGTAATTACGGGAGATAGCACGGTGGAGATAAAGGATGGGCTTGTCAAGTTCAATGACGGGTCCTTCGAAGGTTTTGTTAAGGTGGGCAACCTTGTGGATAAACTGAATGCTTTGGAAAACAAGGTTAATACGATAATCACATGGGGCGCTACGGTGACACCTCCTCTGACTACAGACCCGATGATACCAACGCAACAGAGCGACATTGAGAACACTTTAATAACGCACGGAAAATAGTATGTACTTCGACTTCGCACAAGACAATAGCGGCGATCTGCTGATAGCAGACGGAGACTTCGTTCTCGCGGATTCGGACATGATGCACATCGAGGATACTATTATCGCTCATCCGGGATGGTGGAAGGAATTCCCCCAAGACGGAGTAGGCATATCCAATTACTCGAAGTCGACGGGCAAAGAACAGCTGCTGGCACGAGAAGTGAAGCTGCAGCTGGAGAATGACGGCTATCAGGTAGACAACCCGATAGTTACGTTTATCGATGACAAATTAACAATCAATCCGAATGCTGTCAGAATATAGAGCGCAGAGGGGGCAATCCTTATCAGACATCTGTCTTAACGTGTACGGCACGACAGACTATCTGTATAAGATGCTGGAAGATTCGCAGACAAGCAGTCTGGACTATGAGCCTAAGACCGGAGATGTGTTCTACTATGACACGGCATTAACCGTTAATGTCAATACCAGCCGCACAAAGGTGGTGACACCTGTACGGTATTCGACGTTTGAGACGATAGATCTGAGCGGTCTACCTGCAATATTCAATAACAACTACAACTGATGACGCCTAAGAAGTACACCATACCAGCACACGTTAAAGGGGACACATTTATGAATGGTCTCGGCTTGGTCTTTGTGCTGACTACCGGAGCCGGACACGCTCCTCTGGACATCACTAATTACAAGATAAGATGCCAGTTCCGATTCGGCAGTAAGACGGGAGCTGTAGCAGTGACGACTACAGAGACCAGCGGCATAGTGATTTACGATACGAACAAATTCAGTCTTCTGGCTGACAACTACATTATTGACTGGGCAGTAGGTACCTACTACTATGACATCGAGTTTACCGATGCTGACGGGGTTATCAACACATACCTGGAAGGGACTTTCACAATCACACAAGACGTAACGCGACCTAATGGCTGATATTGAGATACACATAATACCGGACGTCAATGTGATCAACATTGAAATCAATGAGAATGGATACGGCTCTCCGGATGTGCTGTCTATTGTGGGTGATAATACCAACTCATACACGGAGAGCACGCTTGTCGGCAAGAAGGTATTGACAATATTCATAGACGCTCAGAAACTGAGCCGGAATGCTTATACGTTTACGCAGAATGACGGGTCTATTGACTTCGACTCTGTGATAGACACCGGTGCTGAGATTGACATATTATACGTTTAAGATGAAGAAGATAATAACATACCTATTAGTTCTGACTTCGCTCGCTGCGAATGGGCAGATAGTTAACAAATTCAGGGACTCCTCCTGGTTCAAGTCCGGGGTTCGGTTCGATTCGACCTTAGTTTTTTCTAAGGGTGCAGGGAACGGGAAGGTGTGGACATCAGATGCGACAGGCAAAGGAACGTGGCAGACATTCACGGCATCCGGTGTGACGCAATCAGATTTAGATGACAGCATCTCTGCTGTTCGGAGTGTTCGTAAAGTGGACTCGCTGTATAAATCAGCAGATAGCATCATTTACAAGATTAACGGCATTCGTTATTCCATACGGGTTGACAGTCAGGCGACATTTAATTTAAGTAAGAACGCCGCCGGGGATAGTATTATCATACATCATAATGGCGTTAGATATTCGGCAAAGGACAGTATTGCTGACGTTACCAATTTAGCCACTAAAACGGCATTAAGCGATAGTGTCAGTACTTTAAGGAATGTCAGGAAGTCAGACACATCTTACATAGGGCTAAACGGAACGCGAGATTCTATTGTTTACACGAATGTCATCAATGGTACTACCTACCGGAATGCGGTACGGGATTCATCTATTGCAACTCCTACCTTTAGTTTAAGTAAAAATACTGCCAGGGACTCAATCGTAACTATTTTTTCAGGAGTCCGTTCAGCAGTAAAAGATTCATCCATTGCCACACCTACCTTGACCTTTGCAAAGAGTGCAACAAGGGACAGTATGGTACTAACGTACAACGGGAGTAGGACGGCGTTGGTGGATTCATCAAGTGCATTACGAAGGGTTGATACTATTTACCGGACGGCAGGGAAAGACAGTATTATATTTACTGTGAATAACGTTCGGTATGCGGTTAAAGATTCTTTGGGCGGTTCGGCAGGATGGAGTTTAACAGGTAAT